GTTCACCCTCTACGGCATTAACTCTTCCACCAATCAACAAGGTCTTTACTCTTTGGATTTTGTCATTAATTCTGAAGAACAATCCTGTAAGAGATAGTTTTATATCTTCTTCTGTTTGTAATTGTGTTCCGACACTTATGTTGCCTGGGCCGTAATCGTGTTGCTTGTGACAGAACAATATGTATTGTTCTCTTTGTAATCTTTTAAATTCTTCAGTCATCTGTGGCCATTCTTGTTCCATTAGTGTTACAATGTCGCCGTGGTTGCCTGTTAAATAAGAATTTACTTCTTTTTTTGTACTTGATTCTTTTATGTATGTTTCACTCATATTTTACTCCGATTTCATACTTGAATATACGACATTTTTGCCATACAAGTCAAGTACTTTTTTAAATAATTTTATCGATGATACCATACTCTAAACATTGTTTGGCATCTAAGTATGTATCGTTTCTATTCATTCTCTTCCAAAACTTTACATCCTTGTTAGTTACTTCCGCGAGTAACTGATTAATATCTTTTGCTAATACTTTTAAATGGTCAACACCTCTCATAACATCAGTAGATTTACCAACCTCTACTGCAGAACCCTCATGTACCATCACAGTCGAGTGGTTTGTCATTGTTCGAGTTCCTGTACCACAAGCTAATAATACTGCTGCAGCACTCATACAAGTTCCAACACAATGTGTATTAACCTTAACATCCATGTTTTGAATATAATCAACCAACCCCAACATAGCATAAACATCTCCACCATAAGAAGCGATATTAAGATTTATCGCATCTAAGTGTGGATTTACCCTCTGTAGGTAATCCAATTTAACTATTGTACTATATAAACTATCAATGTCAAATTCAAAATTCATGTATGTAGTGTTCGTATATGAATTTACACCCCACTCCATCTCTGACATTGCGAATTGTTCTTCTTTTTTATAACCTTGTTCTGCCATTACTTGCTCCATATGTTTTTAAGTTCTTTGTCTGATACACCATATTTCATTATGATTGATGTAACCTGTTCTTTTGTTAATATTTCCAAATGTTGTTCAACCTCTCGTGTACTACATTCAAAGTAATCCACTAAATGTTCCATAGCCCATTTTTCAACTTTTGATTTCTTCTTTGATTTTGTATATCTAAGAAATGTTCTACCTCTTGGTATTATGTCAACATAAAACTGATACAAATTCTTTGGTTTTAATTCCCAATACTTTTGTATTTCATTTACAACCTCTAACCATTCAGATTTCATACTAAGAAATCTATGTACCATATAGTTACTCCAAGTTTTTTTATCAGCATCTGATAAGGAGTCCCAATACATAGTATTTTGAACATTAGTAATTTGTTTTATGTGGTCGAATAACGATTTTGTTTTTGCCATAATAACCTTTTGATATATATAAATAGAGAATATAATCTCTAAAATTTAATTTATTTAAAAGTGTTTCCTGCAACCCAACAAACACTTGTGTACCTTACACCTTTAGTGACTGGTGTAACTTGGTGTCCTGCAAATGATGGAAATATAATCAATCTACCTGGTTCTGGTTCAATTATAGTATCATCAAATAATATAAAATCTCCACCCTCATATTCATTATTTAAAAATAATACTGCAGTCATTTTAACTATACTAAAATCATCTGATGGATGAAAATCTGCGTGTGGTGTGTACCAATCTCCAACTTCATATTTATGACCAGTATATTCATTTCTATGAATCCCACCGATATCAAATTTATAATAAAGTTGATTTGCTAGTTTAAATGCGTTCCAATATTTTGTTAATATTTCCTCATCCGTATAGAGTGCAACATTTAAGTTACAAACTGCAGGGTCTTTTTTATACTTAGGATTAGAATCTGCACCATAGTAAACATCCTTTTGTTTCTTCACACAATCTTTATCAATTCGCGTTATAAACTCATCACACTCTTCTTGAGTAATAAAGTTTTTTCTATCCACCCACCATCTAAAATTTGGATTAGGTGTAAAGTTCTGTTCTATTGGTTTATACAAAGGTATCACCTATTATAAATTCTTGAATACAATGTCGTATTCCCTTTGTAACTGGAGTTACTCTATGAAAAAATATTGGTGAGAATACAATTAAAGTTCCCTTTTCTTGTGGAATTGTATAATACTCCATAGAATGTGGGTCTTGTATAGCAAATTGTGTTTTACCACCCTCATATTCACTTGGGTCTGTTAATTGTACAATACACGCTAACTTTCTTAGAGAACTTTGGCCTGCATTAAAATCTGAATGCCAAGTATAAAAATCTTCAGTCTCTCCATTATACTGAATCATTTTTATATTGTTTTCTACTTCTTGAATATTAAAGTTCCAAGATAACTGATTCATTACTTTTGCAGATAAAAATAATTTCTGTTGTATGTCTGAATAATCACCCTTTGCATAATCTCTCATATCTTTATGTAAATACCATTCTTTAACACTTCTAAATTCTAAATTATGGTCTGAACCCATATGTGGTTCTATACAACCTGTTTCACCCTTTTCCGTACTTTTAACCCTTTCAATAAACTCATCACATTCTTCTGGTGTAAAGAAGTTTGGTTTTGTCATATACCATTGAAAGTTTTCATTCTTTTTCATCTTAGTGGTTCTCCTATGTAGGTTTCTCTCATTATAAATCTTTCTCCACTTTTAAGTGGTGTAACCATATGGTTCGTAAACGATGGGAACATAAATAAATATCCTTGTTTATATGGACATTTAAAAAAATCTTCTTTTTCATTACTAAATGCAAAATGTAAATCACCACCATCAAAATCTTTTGGGTCGGATATTTGAATCAAGCAAGCTATTTTGTTTAATGATAGTATTCCAGCATCTGTACCCGAATGCCAATTGAAATGGTCTCCCTTTTGATATTCAATAGTTCTAAAATCCCCTTGATTTCGTTCAATATCGAATTTCCAAACCCTATCATTTGTAATCTTTACTATAGTATTTAGTTTATCTACCAACCAACTATAATCATTCTTTATATTACTATTTAATTCTGGTAATAAATATATTTCATTACAATCACGATGGTGAGATAGATTAACTTTTGTAGGCTCTTCTTCTTGTGGATTATATGTTCCACCTTGAACCCAACTATCTTCACCCTTAACTTTTTTTACTAAATCATTACATTGTTCTACACTAAGAAATGATAAATGTATAAACCATTTAAAATCATTGTTTTCTTTCACCTAAAAGTATCTCCGTGTAACCAACCAACGATGGAATATCTTGAGCCAGAAAGTAATGGTGTAATTCTATGTATTACTAATGGATTAAAAATAATTACACTCCCCTTTTTTCTTGTACCCTTAACAAAACTATCACTATCTTTGGTTGTTAATGCAAACTCTAAATCTCCACCATCATAATCATCACCATCTGATAATTGAACTATAACACTTAATTTTCTCGTTGATTCATCACCTTTACCAAAATCTGGATGCCATCCATACCCATCACCCTTTACATATTTTAATAGTTTAAAATTCTCGTAAGAATCCCAATCAATATCGTAATTGAAATGTAGTTTATTAGCAACCTTAGTGAGATTTAATATTTTATCAGTAATTTTACTACTTTCTATTTGGAACTCTGTTGCTTTTCTGTAATCTCTAACCTCACTACCACTCAAACCAACAAGTTCAGCTCTACTACCATTGGTATTGATTGTGTGTTGAGATTCACCAAAACTTTTATTTTTAATAAAATCTATTTCTGAATCACTTAGAAAGTTTTCCTTTTCAATATAATACTTAAAACCATTATTTTTTTTCATACTTACTCTTTAAGGTCCTTTTGGTGGTAAGTTATGCACCACCACCACCTTTTGGTGGTAAGTTATGAACTAATATATCACTTGAAAAATAAGTATCAATATCCTCTACATCTAATGAATAGAAAGTTTCATCGGTAGTTACTTCGACTGTTGATGTTACTTCAATAAGGTTACCATCCTTATCCATTAGTTCATCACCAACTTCAATTTCAAATGCTCTAAGGAATTTATACTCATTTGCTCGTTTTACAAATATCATCCCCATCCAACCAAACTTATAAGTATCATTTATTATATAATGTTCTGGTTGTACATTAGAAGATACCTCAAGTACAACTGAACCACTCGAAACACTATTGGTTAAATCTGTTGATGAATATGCTGCAAAATCGTGGTCACTTAAACTCATTCCAACTGGTTGATATGATTTAACCACATCACCAACTTCTACATCTTGTATTTGTTTAGTACTACCATCATACATACGAATTAAACTTCCACTCGGTGTTGTAGTACCTCTATTTGCAACCAGTTTCCACTTATACCAATCATTATCTATAGATGAACTTACACCTGTAGGTGGATTTATTTGTATGTATTGTGGACTATAATAAGAACACAATACTTCTGTATGTTGTGGTGTGAATAATATATATGCTCTACCAGTCCCTAAGTATTTATTTCCATTACCATCTAAACTACCAGAAGATGGAATAAATTTTTCTGGATAAGTAGATATACCAGTACTCGTCTCGATATCATACCAATATGTCATACTGGTGTGAACGCGCTCTTTATAATCCGAATTTGATTCCCAAGTTTGTTCAACTCCATCCGCATCTGTATAGGTAGATGAGTATATATTTCTTTGTTCTGCATTAGTTATATATGAGTTAAAACTTATATTTAATGGACTAACTAATAATGAACCATCTTCAGTTTTAGATTTTAAAACAAAATCTGGCCAAGTTCCTACTCCACGATTAGCTGCAATTGATGATGAAGTAAAACCATCTATAAATGTCTCACCAACATTTGCACTCTGAAGTATAGTTCTAAATTTAGTTTTATCCATAGAACCAGTAGCCATTGTATATAATGTATCATCTGCTCCGTAACCATTTGGTGTATCAACGAAAAGATGAAATTTACTTGAAGATGCCTCTACCCGAGAATTAACATATGGTGCTGAACTATCATAAACAAAAGAAGAACTTATGTTATGATTAGCGAAACTTGCGGATATACTTGAAAGTTTAGTTTGTCTTGGATTTTGCATATCTGCCCAAGTAGAACCATAAATATTTACACTACTATAACTTTGTGTAACAGCATATTGTGCAATTCTATCAAAGAAATCCGAACCTTGTACTGATAAAGGTATCTGTACACTTGGATTTGTATTAAACTCAAATATTTTTGTATCATTACTACCACTCTCAATAGTAAAATCATATGCACCAATAAATGCTGAATAACTATGATTTGGCCAATCTCCTGCACTACCTGTTATGTAATCACTAATTTCTTTTACTTTAGCGTTTACATCTGATTTTTGTGTATAATTTACTATACTCATTAACTTCTCCTAATGATACTTTTATTCATATATAAATATCATATTTTTACATTATAGTTACTATTTAGGAACATCTTCTGTGCTGATTTATTCCAACTATCTGATTGTGCCCACCAAGAATCCCAATCTTGGCAATATCTATGTAGTGAATTAACAATCTCACCACCTATACCTTTATTTCTATATTTAGGATTTACATAGATGTTACATATTTCCTTTGTTTCTGTATTTAACCAACCCCAACCTTGTATCATTTGTTGTGGATTAAATACTACAAACTTCCAACCATTGTCTAATCTGATTTTTGCTTTAGGTAAATCCCACATATCATCCCACTTAATTATTGAATTAAAGTAGTCTATCTCATATTGTAAATTATATAAGGTACACTCATCATAATCAAATGATGGACATAAATCAGATACTTCCGCATCTTCCCTATTGATGTTAAATAACATCTTCAACACCTTTACCATCAGTTACACAACCATCTCTAACAACTTCGGTATCTTTTATTGTCTGTAATATCTCATCACATTTTTCGTGTGATAGGAATGTTGGTATTTGAATTGAGAATTTAAATGCTTTATTTTCCCCCATGTCCTGGCGCATTATGAACTAATATATCTGATGAAAAGTATGTATCAATATCTTCTACATTGAGTGAATAAAAAGTTTCAGTAAGATACTTCTCTTCCACTGCAGTGACATCAATCCAATTACCATCTTTATCAAATAATTTATCATCCACTTCTACCTCATAACCTTTTCTAAACTGAAAGTATCCCAAACCACCCCTATCCATATAGACTCCTGCTAATTGTGGAATCTTATAAGTATCATTTATCAAATAGTATAAATTTACTTCTTCTGAATGTACATCCACAACAACTGAACCACTTGCAAAACTATCACTTACATCTGTAGAACTCCAACTTAAATAATTCATATCACTATCTGGCATTCCCAATGAACCAGAACCACCTGGTTGATACGATTTAACTACATCACCAACCTCTACATTTTGTACCAATTTAGTACTATTATCATACATACGAATTGTTGCACCATGTGGTGTAGATGGGCCTTGGTAGGGTTTTAATGTCCACTCGTACCAATCATTATTCAGAGATGAACTTACACCTGTTGGGGCGTTTAATAATGAAAACTTACTATTATAGTAAGTACCAAGTGTAATTACTTTTTCGGGTGTTAATAATTGTACACTTCTACCATTACCTATGAATTTTCTTGCACCATCATCACTACCTGATGAAATAATATAATCCTCTACATAATTACCCGTTCCATCTTCCACATCTATACCATAAAAGTGTTGCATACTCTCTGTGAATGGTGTACCCACACTCCAATTTACTTCATTTCCATCAGCATCTGTAAAAACACTTCCGGTTAGCTCTCTTACTTCTGCACTACTGATGTATGAATTAAATGAAATCGAACCATCAGCTGTAACCATAAATGATGCATGTTTAGCTAAATCTTTTAAAACATAATCTGGATAATCACTAACCCCTTTATTTGCTGCTATTGAAGCTGAATTAAATGCCCCAATTAAAGAATCACCACCAATTGGTGATGCCCCAAGTATAGTTCTAAAACTTGTTTTAGTAAATGAACCACTTGATATCTGATACAAAGTATCATCCGTGTTACTTGGTGAAGCTACGAATACATGGAAACTCCCCGAATTTGAAGCAGTTCCTCTTTTTGCTAAGTATTGTGCTTGGTCTGTATAATTAAATGATGAACTAATATTATATTGAGCAAAACTTGCAGATATTGTAGGTTGTGTTGCAGTAGGTGGATTATATGTTCCAAATTGAAAACTACCATATACTTGTACATCTGAATAACTTTGTGTTGAGGCATATTGTGCAATATCATCATATATGTTTCCATATAGACTACTCATCTGAGTACTATTGATTGCAGTATTCATCTCAAATACCTTTACATCATCACTACCACTTTCAATTGTAAAATCATAACACGCAAGTATTCCTGCGTAAGATGAATCAGGCCAACCACCAGCACTACCTGTAATGTAATTAGATAGTGATTCTAACTTCGTTTCTACATCTGATTTCTGACTAAATATTGTTATTGACATAAGGTTCTCCTATATATATTATAAATATCTCTCATATAAATTTTTGGTAAATAATTCGTTAGATAAAACTCCAGCGTGGTTGCCACCAACTGCCTCATCTTCCCAACACCCAAGATATTCATCTATAACATTTGTTAGTAATCTAATTCCTTTATTTTCCAAATAATTCTCAATCAGTAATTGATTTCTGTATAGATTGTCATTATCATATTCATCGTTCTGTAAATTTACAAGTGAATCGTGAGCTAACAACCCATCATCAGTTTTCCAATAATCCCATTTACCATCAGGCTTAAAAGAGCATTTCCTACCATCTAATGTGGTGTACTCTCTCCTATGTGGATACGTATATAAAACAACAATTAAATCTGGTTTTAAAATTTCGGTATATGATAGAACTGCTCTACTAATTGTATCATTAGATATTCCTTGAATACCACAATTAATATGTGAGTGTTGAATTTCGTTTGCTAATAAATGTGGCCATGTTTCCTCATTTCCTACACCTACACCCAATGTATGACTGCATCCAAAAGTAAGTAACTTAGATTTTGATGAAAAATAAGTTTCTAAATCATCTCCCCTAAATCCAAGTTCATTAAATGTATATCCACCAACTACTCTACCAGATTTATCTCCACCGACAGTTTTATGTGTTTGATTCTTTCTTGATTTTAAATCATCAAATATATCAAACTCTTTATGAGTCCAGTGCGGGTTCAAGACCTGTTCCCTTTAACATCTCGGTTGGTACTTGTCCACAATTACCACAACTAAATACTTCAATTGGAACTAATCCTTCTTGACCATTCGGTGACATTATTGCAGATATCCTTTTTATAATCGTTGATGTTATAAACAAATAATTACCACACGCCTGACAATTTAGTGTATCTGCTTTACTTAAATCTAATTTTTGTTGTGGTTTATTTATCGGTTTTTGTGCTTTCATATTCATTTTACTTTTCCTATTATCTCAACAAACATTGCCATAGCATTTATTTCTTTATCCACTACTACTGCATCACTTTGTTGATATTGACTTAATACTAAAATACATTCTGCGACATGTCCTCTACCCCAATCATCGACTGTATCAAACAACAACCTAAACATATCACTAAAGTCTGTAACTTTGGAATCTGCTAATAATTGTCGAATGTTCTTGAATGCATTCTTCTTATCTTGAGTTTTCAAGATTTCTAAAACTTCTAACTTGTAATCGTTTTGTGTACTCATCGCTTCATCTATAACGAGTTTCTCTTTTACTACCTGTCTCTGAGCAGCATTGATTACTCTTCTGATATCGGGATAACCACCATTCACTATCGTTACGATATCATCTACTTTTGCATCTACCGATTCTTTCTGTAAGATTTTCGACATATGCATCGCGACTTGTTTTCTATCGGGTGGTATAATCTGAAAGGATTGACATCTTGATTGGATTGGGTCAATTATTCTTTCAACATAATTACAAGTTAGGATAAACCTACAATGTTTTGAAAATGTTTCCATTAGATTTCTTAATGCTGCTTGTGCATTTGGTGTAATGTAATCACACTCATCTAATATTATAATCTTCATCTCTGAAAATCCAAGTGTTGATGCAAAATTCTTTACTTTATCACGAACTACATCTACACTATTCTCATCAGATGCATTAATATATAAATAATCACAATCTATATTATTAACGAGTAATTTAGCGAGAGTGGTTTTACCTGTACCTGCACGTCCATAAAGCAAAAGGTGTGGTAAATCGCCACTCTCCAAATACACTTTGACTTTACTTTTGAGATGTTCATTCCCAATGTAAGTGTCAAGTGATTGCGGCCGATACTTTTCTACCCATAAGGTATTTTTAATTTCTTCCATACTATTCCTTTATTGCATCTTCTTCTAAAAATATCTGAACACTCCATCGAATACCAGATGTAATTTCATTTACCCAATGTAAATGTTTATCTGCTATCCAAACATACCCAGCATCTTGTTTCATTGTTCTAACACCATCGTTAGTTTCAAATTGTAATTCTCCACCCTCATATTCACCATACTCTTTATCAGATAATTGAATACCAATCGTAAAACATCTCTTCCTTAGAATTTCACCATCAGTACCTGTCATAACATCATCTATATGTGGTTTAAAATAACAACCTTTACTATAGTGACATATTATCATTGAGTAACCAAGATTATCAATGTTTAAATCTAAAGTATTTGTCCAATCTTTAATCCTATCATAAACCCAAGATATATCATAAGGTGAATTACCCCAAGGCAAAGCATCTGATAACATTTTACTACCAACTTTTTCATATTCGTTGTGGTAGACATCAACTACTCTAACTTTTAATCTAGCATATGATTTTATTTTTTCACATTCTTCTTTACTAAATAATCTTTTTTCTATTAAAGTTTTTTCCATATCCAAATCGGTTCACAAAAAGTTTTATCTTTTGTCTTTTCCGCCAGTTCCCTTGTCTCATCTTTGAATCTATCTTCTGCTGCAGTTCCTGCACCACCACTATTTGGTCTTTTTGCCATTTCCATTCCAATACAACCTTGATACTCTGAATCAGTAAATGTTGATACAAAATCATTCATAGGATTACAAATCTCTAACCATTTCTTACCATGAGAATTTAATCTCTTTTGTTTTGCTCCACTACTCGCATAAACATCACTTATATTCACTAATAAATATCCACCACTTTTGATAGAACCCCATAATTTTTTAATAGTTGTCTGTAAAAATTTATCATTCCACTCATCAATAGTTTTGTATCTTACCCAACTTTGAGTATCATCATAACTATATCTCTCAACTCCAAAATATGGTGGTGATGTAAAGACAGTATCAAACATATCTTTATATTGTTCAAAATCTACATCTTCTGCTGGTGATTCTAAAAACTCTGAATCTTTATCAACCTCGAAGAACATATTTCTGTGTTTTTCGTAGAACTCTTTTTGTTCTCTATAGAGTGGATGGTTTTCTTTTCGTGGGTCTATCCCAAGATAATATTTACCACTCTCACTACCATAGAATCCTGCTAATCTATCTCCCCAACCTGCAGAGAAATCTAATATGTTCTCACTACCCAACTTATCATAGAGTACTTTTGCAACATTAGGTTTAAATTGAGAACAAATATACTTTCTCAAACTTAACATAATCCTAAGATTACCCGCAGTAATTTTTGGTAACTTCAAAGTATATGCAGCACCCATAAGTGATGTCATATATTTTTCTGTTTCCCAAGTTCTCTTTGGACCTGGTGCAATTGTTCCATCCACACTCCAACGATTTACTTGTTGGAAGAAATTACTGGCAGCATTACCTATGTTAACTCTTCTAAAGTATTGTTGTTTACCCTCAAATTCTAAACCATATCTGTATGCAGTTCCCTCACGAGCAAACCACTCTCCCTCTACCAAAATTTCATTATGTCTCATACCCTTTAACTTCATTAAAGCTTTGTAGGCATCATCCTCTGAAATAGTGGCATAGGGAATCTCATAAGTCATTGCTACTTTAGCAAGACTTTCTTTGACATCATCCTTTTCGAATGTTTCTTTGATATACTCCCATTCTTTCTCATCTATTTCAAGATAAGGAGTCATACCTTTAAATTTATCAAAATATTCTAAATACATTATGATTTCTCGAAATTAAAAAACTTCCTCACTGCTGCAGAATCTGGTGTAACCCAATTACTACCATTGGTTGCAGTCTGTTTAGGTGTTGGGATATAATTATCACTCAACAACTCTTCAAACTCAAACCAATCCAACATATGTACTTCACAATCGTGTAATCGTTCCATACTATGAATAGATTCCCTAACTTCCTTACTTAAACCACTATATGGATGTAAGATATGGATAGAACCACCAGCAAGTTCATACTTTCGTACATACTTATCTACTTTGGTTGCTATCTTCTCATCTATACTTCCAGCAGTTCCAGTACTTACACAATCCAAATACACCCTACCAAATTTAGTACTGATTCGGAAATCTATACCCCTATTTGGTGTATAAGTGTAGTGTATCTTTTTATTATTAAGGTATTCTTCTACTTTATCTTCAAGTTTCTTACCGCGTTTATTTGCAGTATGAATCCCTAATTGGGCTTTATCAAGTATATTATTTGCCACTTTTGACTCCTTATGTCACTTGTTGGGTTGCAACCAAGAAATATTGTGATTTATAATCATCAATATTAAAACTGATTGTAGCTAATCCATCTGAACTAACCTTTAATACAGCTTTCTCACATTCTTTATTTGCAGTTAAAATATTTGCAAACATATTTGCGTTAAATGAAATAGGTTCAGTATCACTAAACTCTTCACACTCAACTGGTATTGTTACCCTATTAGTTGCAACATTACTGAATCCGATAACTACTTTTGCACTATTATCTTTTGCAATAATAGTAAATGTATCGGTATCAGGTAACGCACCTTTACCACTAATAAATGTATCAATGAAATACCTATCAATCTTCAATTCTAATTCGAATGTTGATGGTAAGTTTTTAAGTTCTGGTGGTGTTGGTATAACTGACAAATCACTTAACATATACTTTGTATGTGTACCATGTTGCGAGTCTTTCATATTAACACTCACAAACTTATCGCCCATTTTTTGTAAACTAAAATCTACATCTTCTTCTAAGATGGATAGTAGTGATACTAATTGCGAAGTGTTGTAAACTCCAATATCTGATGCTTCTATATCATCGAAGTTGTCCAATACTACCGACCCCACTAATGATTTATCACCACTAATGAACCTTGTAGCCAATTGTTTTCCATTGGATGACCATTTTACTGATTTAATTTCACCACCAAGTGAATACTTGTCGATAAAACGAATTAGTTTTGTTTTATTCATAACCTTATTGTCCTTTTGTTAATAGTTATTACTTATTGTTTCCTATGTATATACATATATACCAGAAATCTCAAAATCAAAAAAATCTTTCAATACTTTGCTGTTTATCTACGACGGCTTCCCACCCCAAACTTTCGTAGAACATTCCTATCTTTTTACTCATTGCTTGTTCAAACATCTTAGTATGGTCAATGTTCGTTTTAATAAAATCTAATATTTGAGGCGGGTCCTCATATCCTTTATAACCAATTACATCAAATCCAAATTCATTATTCTTTAGGTAAACCCACCTAATCTTATTACCATTAGTAATCTTCTCATACTTTCTACCTTCAAACCAATGATGTAATATAGAATTATAATTTATTGCTGCTTTAACATGGACTGGTGCACCCTTTTTATATTTACTGAATGATGACTCTTCATCTTTAGAAATATATTTACCTATACCTTTTACTCCGATAGGATTTGCCAATACACTATAATGTAGCATATGTAGATTCCTCTTAAACTTACTGATTCTTTCATCAATCTTTTCCTTTGGAACATCTGCCAATATATCATCTAATACATTTTGTAATAAATCTTTCATCGCAGGAGCAAAATTACTTCTGACTGTATCCAAACCTTTTACTTGTGTTTTGTTTACCTTTCTACCAGCATCATTGATGATTCGTAAACCATATCGTTTCTTCGTTACGAACAAACCTGTCTTTGCGATTACCTCTTGTTTGATATCAAACACGTGTTCATCTATATTCAAAAATTTCTTGGCGAAATAATCGTAACTTAAATTTAGATAATCTTGTACCTCTCCACATATCTCCATAATTCTTTGTGTCATCATAGTTTCAGATAATTTCTGATTTGGAAACCTTTTCTCAACTAATGGTACTGCGGATGCGAAAATAGAATCTGTATCAATATAGATAACATAATCCTTATCAGTACCTAACTCTTTATTATAAAAGTGGTTGGTAATTTTCTTACTGAACTTAATCAATGATTGACCTGTGGTTGTGGTTGCTTCTGCATTATCTAAATCATAAAATCTAAATACTGGTAATCCCAATACACCATATAATGAATTTAGAAGAATCTTCTGAAGATATTGTCTCCTATCAAAATATTGAGATTTCTTTTTATCACCTTGGTCGTGAAACTTCTTCACAAGTTTTCTCATCTCTACTCGTTCATTAAACCACTTTGTGAGTAGAGCAGGAATCAATCCTTGTTTATCAGTACGATACATAACCCCATTACTTGATATACTTAATCCAGTCTCATCTAAATAACTCTCCAGTTCTGTATTGGTTATTTGTTGTATTTCCTTACCCTTTGTGTTAATCATAGAATAAGTTTTCGTATGTCCTGTCTTTAGATACTGGTCTACATCCCATTCCAAAACCTGCCCAACCTTAGTTTCAGGTGAGATATTCAATGAACGAATAACACTTGGATACATACTTGTGATATCTAAATCATAAACCCAATCGTGTTTACCTTTTTGTGGGTCTTGTACATATGCACCAGAGAACTTTTCATCATCCCCTCTTCGTTTAGGATTTCTTGGTTTGTTTGGTGCAACAATACCCATCTTTTTTAAATAAACTAATATCGCACCCTCTAAATATCTTGAACTCATAAACACATCTTCATATGGGACATGTCCTAAATGTGCTATACCACAAGCAACTCCGATATAATCCAACTTATCATTTAACTCCACAAGAATACGAACATCTCGAATGTTATAATCTATAAACTTCTGTAAATCATTTTCAAATAAATCATTGAGTGTTCCATCATACTCAATTTTCTTCATACCAACTTCAACTTCACCAATGTAATCTAAACGATAACTTGATTGTTGAATTGGCGAGAACTTTTTATATAATGCAAGATAATCTAACACACTAACACCTGCAATAACAAACTTCTTTTTGTATTCATTGTAATAACAATGTCTGATAGGTGATAGCATCTTTGCAACTTCTGAACCTAAAACTCTGACTGTTCTATTATATAGATACGGAATATCAAAATAATCAATGTTCCACCCACTTAATATTGTAGGATTTATTTCTGCGTATTTCTGATAAAATCTTGTCAATAATTCGTTTTCAGTTTTAAATAACTCTACTGATGTATCACCATTTTCATAATTTTGTATAGTATTTTTAGAATCTAAAGTATAACATATATACTTTTTCATTATCTCATCATATATTGCAATAGATGTAATTGCAGTTTCTGCTTTTTCTACATCTGGAAAACCATCAACCACTTCCACCTCGATATCAAAATAGAAAGTTCTATTTCCCTCTGCAACATCATCCGAATCCGTGTATTGGTCAACTAAAAATCTTGTAGTGATTGGTACATCACTCTCATATAAACCTGGGTCATCATCATCCCAAGTGTACACCTTTTTAACTTTACTACCATCAAGTGTATGATGTAAACCACTTGAATGTTTTACATATGCGTATTTTTTATAAGGTACAATAAGATGGCCTCTTCTGTCATCCCAAACATGCACTTTGTTTTTTCTCTTATCATAAAAAACATTTTGATACATTTATGTTGTAATCTCCGAATTTATCATATCTGAATATAACACTAAAACCATATACTTGTCAAGTACTTTTTTGATAAATGGGGGATATTTTTTCAATCCCCCAAATCACCATTTTAAAAATCAATAGTTAATCCTATGTTTGCATATCTTGGTGTTCCAAGAAATACTTCAGAATTATGAGCTAAGTGAAGTTTATCACCATACCCATTGTATTGACTATTATCAACTGCATCTTGTACATAAACTTCATCAAGTGCGTTAAAGATGTGACCTGTAATAGTCAAATCTAAACCAGCAATACTTGGAAGTTTGTAAGATGCGTGTAAATCAAGTTTTGAGTAACCAGGAGCTTCCCAAACTTGTGTTCTATCTGCAACTCCATCAGAATCCACTTCTCTTGAACCAGGACTCCAATCTGCATAGTTCTTATCATATACATTGTAAAGTGCTTGTACTCTCAATCCCTTAATAGGTTTAAGTGTTACACCCAATATATAAGATGATTGTGGTTGGTCACCAACAAATAACCCATCAAGTGCATATGCATATTCAGTAGTTTGATAACCAATTACTTGGTTGTCATCGTTATATTGAGATTCTTGGTAAGTACCATTGGCATCACCATCGAACTTCCAACCACCGAAAGAAGCAATCAAATCAAGTTCTACCATTTCGTGTGGTAATACTTTTACTTCAACTTCTGTACCTCTATGTTTCTGATTAACACCTCTTAAAAAGATTACATCAGTATCACCTGAATCTCCTTGACCCGTGTCAACATTACGAGTAAGGTTTCTATCTTTCCAATCTGTGTTATAAGCAGATACTTTCACGGCAACTTTATCGTTTGCATATCCAACACCAACTTCTGTTGATAAGAATTTCTCATTGTCTGGGTCGGATGCGACCGTACCAGAATAATCAATTACATTATCAAGAATTGGTGCTTTTTCCACATATCCTGAATTTATAAAAGTAGTAACACCATCTAACCATTCATAGTGTACTCCACCTTTAACTTGATATGATGAAATAGCATCAGCAGTAATTTTCTCGTTTTCTACTGAAAAATGGTCTTGATATGAATATTTAATAGATGATATTCCACCCATTCCATATACATTTAGATTATCTTTCGTGTAGTTACCTTGAACAAATCCACCTAACCAATCGACAGTAGTAGTGTTATGATAAGCAATAATATCACCTAACCCAACAACTTTTCCATCTGGTGCATTGTCATCAGCAAAATCAACATAGTAATCACCACCTAATAAATCACGAACTTCACGAGCGTGTTCTATTTCAGCAGTTCTCCAATCGATACCAGTTTGAAATTCTAAATCTTCATTAACTTTATAATTTAATTTAGAAATTAATCCATATGTATCTTGTCTGTTGATTGAGTTTCTAAGAATACCTGTAGAACGATGGTCTGTTTCAGAATAATCAGCATCGATATTAGTACGATTCTGTTCAATCTCTCCATTCCAATCCCACATCCAAGGCGAACTTGAATACCAAGCATTATCTGCTACGGCTGGTGTTCTCATTACACTACCATAAGTTCCTGTTCCACCACCTGAACCACCACTCCAATAAAGAACTGATGATAATTTAGTTTTATCATTTATCTCTAAAAAGTGATTTAGATTCACTAATGGTTTATGGAAGAAATTCTCCCTTTCATTAAGAAAGTTTGAATTTTTTCTTTTGGTTGTGTTTGCTCCATACATATACCAATATTGTTCTCCAGTATAGTCGGAACTAACTGGTGCCCAATTTTGACTAAAGAATCTACCAGCTTCAGTTTCGAATTTGTTACCCTCTGCAAAAGCATCAGTATCATATCCGTCAATATCACTTGCTAACTCTTGTGAGTAAGTAGCAATATTCTGTTTGTATAGATTTTGTCCGTGTCTTTGTGGTGCACCGATTGCGTACAACTCGAATCGTTGTTTATCGGATACTGCATAAGAACTTCCAAAATAATAAGCCCAAGCATCTGTCCAGTTTCCATCAATGATACCATCACCAGTCTTACGAACAATTGTTCCAGCCAGTGCAAGTTTATCACCAATCAAACCTGAATTGTAGTTAATAGTAGTTTTAATAAAACCACCATCTCCTGCTTCTTGTTTGAACTTACCACCCTTTTCGTATTTAGCAGGGTCTGTAATGATATTCATAGTTCCACCAATAGAAGGTGTGGCAAGATTTACAGCTGATAGTCCTCTTTGTAACTGAATTGATTGAGCAGCATCTGCAACCCCATCCCAATTACTCCAATAAACCCATCCGTTCTCCATATCATTTTGGGGAACACCATTAATCATCACCGCAACATTTCTTTGGTTAAACCCTCGTACATTAATACGAGCATCACCAGCACCACCACCTTGTTGAGTTGCATATACACTTGGTGTAGTATTCAAAGCCATTGGAACATCTTGACTACCAAGTCTAAGTTCCATTTCTTCTTTACTAACCATTGAATAAGCAACAGGTGTTGTTGCAACAGCTCTTGAAGCCAAAACTTCAACATCTGTTAGAGTAAGAGCATCAATTGCCAAAGCAATATTCACTTTTACTTCACTATCACCCACAACAACCTCTTTAGATTGAGATGAGTATCCTATGAATGAAGCAGTAATAGTATAAGTTCCAGCTTCTACTGAAATTGTAGTAAGACCTGTCTCGTTAGTAACACCACCGAGTTCAGTTCCCTCTACCACTACATTTGCTCCAACCAAAGGGTTATATTCAACATCTTTAACATCAACAACAATGGATTGAGCGAACAATCCTGTCATCAATACGAAAGATGCTATTAGTTTACGATATATATTCATAAATCGTCTCCTCTGTTTGTTTTGTTAAGACACATTTTTTACCAGGTGTGTCAACTGCCTGTGTATGTGAAATCATACACATATTTAGTTTGCGTAATCTTGGTCATCATTATCACCAGTCGTAGGTGTGATTTCTATATCACAAAAATCACCATCACAAAACTTCTCTACATTAGCTTCTTCTGCTTTGATTACACCAAAGTTTAGTTTACCTAATTTCTTAACATCTTTATTATATTGGTTTTCATCAATTGCTTCATATGGCATTTGTTTGTATGCTCCATAATCATGTCTTGGTAGTAATGAAATACCCTTCAAATGATATTGGTAATAGTTTAATACTTGTGGTATCATTTCTCCCTCTGTTTCAGGATTAAATGTGACCGTACAACTTACTTGATTATCAGCCCAATGTCTTTGCATAAATGCTGCTAATGAGAATTGTTCCCATATGGATAACTCTCCGACTGTTCTAATTCCCTCTCCTACATCGACAGGAACTTCAACAACCATAGTGGTATCCTCTGAACCAAACGCAGGTTCTACTTTATATCCTGCCTTTTTCAAAGGTTCTAACAAATCTGAATGTTTCGATACTCTAATTCTTCTTGTATAGAATCTTGATTCTGGATAATGTAATCCAGGTGTTGAACCTGCTAATAGTGATACTGTCCCACTTGGTTTAACACTTGTAGTCTTAATTGATTTTGGTACTGCAAACCAATCTGAATACATTTTATCCCACTCTTGTATGGTATCATATCCATCTTCCAACCAAGTCTTTAACTCGTGTAATCCACGATTAGTTATGAACTGAGCAATTCCACTCACACTACATCCAATTCTTCTGTTTCTCAACATAACTCTATTTGTATCACTCCAATGAGTTCTACCAAGTGTTACAGTTTTTGCATACAAATATGCATATTTTAAAGTTCTTTTATAATCCTCTAATGAGTCGTGATTGTTTGGGAATGTTTCCACTAAACAACATAATTCATAACTTTCTAATGATTGTTCTAAACAAGGATTACCACCCGCAACTCTATGGTCTTTATCATCTCCACCATTCTTCATACGAGAGTATTTTCTCATGTTGTCTAACCACGCAAATCCAGGCTCACCATTATCATTAATTCTTTTTGATGCCTCTGTATAATCCATACCGAGTTCTGCAAATATTGAATTATTAGACGTCCAACCATATTGTTCTCTGTGTGGATTTACTTTATAATTCTTTAAATCTAAGTATTCTTCTGAATTAGGGTCTCCAAATACAATCTCAGCAGTTCTTCTAACATTTCCTGCCACTACACACTTACCGATTAAATTCATAATATCTACGATTGTTGTGATTGTTATTGGTTTTCCACTATTAGCTTCTAATGTTTCTCTAACAGTCTCGTGTACTTCCATTAGTGGTTCAGGACCTGAACTTACTCCACCAAAACCTTTGATTGGTTCACCTGCTAATCTGACTAAACTATAATCAAATACAACTTCTCCCTGTCCGTGAAAATAACTTTCTAATAAAAGTTGTAATGATTCTACCCAACCCTCACGAGTATCTGGTATTTGAAAGTTTTGTTCATCTCGTTTGATATCAATACCTTTAATATCTATCTCTCCAGCACCTTTAGTATCAAATCCTACTCCAACACCTAACATTGAAGCATCCATAAGGAAACAAAATGGTTTTGCGTAATCTTCTTTGATTGTTTTAGTGGATACGAATGCACAATTGTTTAGTGCTGCATACAAACCCTTTTCTTCTGTGATTGCTGTTCCCATCGCCCATAAACCACGACCTGGTGGTAAGAACTTCATTGTAAAGATTCTTTCGTACATATCTTGTGCTGATTTTTGTGCTTGCCATGGATTCCAACCTAATTGGTGAGATTCAATCCAATTCATTTGCATTGTATAAGTTCCCTCTACAACTCTTTTGACGGTTTCCCACCATCTCTCGTTTTTCCCATCTTCTTTAATACGTGAATACGTTCTCATATAAACTAATTCACCCAACCCATTGAAACCAAAAGGCGGTTTCTTTCTTTTATACTTATTAATAAAATTTTCTGATAATTTAAACTTATGCGTACCCATTTTAAAACTCTCCATTTTTTGTCTTTTCTTTTATTTTCTTATACCCATAATACATATAGTATATACTACTTAAATACACCATTATTTTTGAATTATTTAATTTTTTCTTTGAATTTTTTTGGAAGTTTTATTCAAACCCTTCACCATCAAAATCTTTTTTCTTTTGTGCCAAGGTTTTACGTAGATACTCATCTGCATTATTCATTTTACCTTGGGCCTCTTTTCCACCTTGTGAGCTGGTTTCGTAGATTTGTATGAAACCTGTATTGGTATTGATGGTTGCTGGAAATGTAATTCCATCAGGCCCAAATCTATTTTTAATAACGTGGAATCTACCTGTATTTGCTATCTTATCTTCTACTTTTCTACTCATACTCATTACAAAATCTGATGTCATCACCTTGCTATAGTCCTCACTAACTTTTGATGCATCAATAACATCTTCTTCTAACGCAGAACGATTTGCTTGCGATGCAGTCCATACTGGAATATCAAACTCTCCTGCCATACCTCTTAGTTCTTCATAAACGTGTCCAATTTGATGTCTTTTTTCTGTGAAGTTAGATGTTGATTTCATAATATCTGCATAATCCACAATAACCATATCTGGTTTTATACCTTGCAATTCACATTGTTGTAAATGTGCTACGATTGAATTTACACTTGCAGTTCTCGTTGGCCAATACTTGATAATTAAGTTACCTTTTAATTTATCAATTGCTTTCTGCACTTCTTCTTTATAATATTGTAAGTTACCCGTTGGTTGTCCACTAACAATTGTATCATATCGTAACCCAACATACTGAGCATTTAACTCTAATGTATAGTGAATTACGGTCTTACCTTGTTTAACTGCATGAGCACCAATTGCCTGTAGTGTCCAAGATTTACCGATACCAGCAGGGGCAACAATCACTCCAAGCTCTCCACCTGCTAAACCACCATCCATCAAATCATTAACACTATCCCATGCGGTTGGCATAACTATTCTCGCTTGTTGACTCATTCTCTCTTCAAAACCAGTAATGTATTCGTGTCCGATATCCCTTTCCATACCAGCAGTCATTGCTTTGTCAATTATACCTTTGATTTCATCATATCGATGAGATTCTAATAATTCAACTGATTGCATAATCGCACCCTTAACAACTTGATTCTTACAAAACTCTAATGTTTGTTCTTGAACAAATGGTAAATCTGTTGCTTCTCTATAATTCCAAGCATTTCGTAATGAATCAACAATTGTGGTTTTTAATGTAGGATTATCTACCTCTTCCAGTATAACCTTAACTGCTTCCATTGTTGGTGGTGTTTTGTATTTAACAAAATATTCTTTGATAGATTTTATCAGATATTTATTAGAATCCGTATCAAAATAACTTACTTCTAATATTTCTATAATTTGTTTTGTAAATTTACTATCAAGTAATAAACTTGTAATTATTTTTGACTGGAACGATGTTCCATATTGTATTAAATTTTCGCTCATTATAACCTATATTAAGTATCCAGATTCGTGTACAAATCTTGGACTTTTTTATCATAAAATTCTTTTCTTTTCTTATCACGATACCTTTGTCGTGCTTTTGCTTTTAAATCTTCAGCATTACGCATATAATGTTCCATCTGCCACTTTCGTTGAGCATCCTGACGTTCTTTATCGGTATGGTATTTACGTTTTCGTCCCATGTGTTTTCTCTGCCATAAAATTTAATCTATTAAATGTTGTGTGTAACCAACTATCTAAATTAGGTAACGCCGTGTACAATTTATCTTCCAAAAATTTCTTTTGAAATATATGTTTCACTAAACGCTGTATAGGATTCCCACATATCTCTTGTATTTTTAACTTACTACTTCCAGATATGTTTATCTCATCTAAATCCATCAGTTTCTTATTCAAGAGTAATTGGTCTGAAGAATTAGTAATTACTTCACATAATTTAAATTGTTTCTTTTTAGATTCTGCACTTTTCAGAACATCTTCTATTGTAAACTTATGGGGGGATTCAAGCCAAGGAAATAACTTTAAAAGGGTTTTTATTCCAGCACCCTTAATACCAGGTATCCCATCCGATTTATCACCATCCATTGTTCTAAATAATAAAAAGTTTGTGGAACTTATGCCATATTCTTCCAATATTTTTTCTTGGTCATACATCTTCTTCTTAGTAGGTGACCAAACTGAAATTCTATCATCCACCAATTGTAAGAAATCTTTATCGGTTGACATTATAGTAACCTTATCCTTAAAGACATGTTTTGCTGAATAACCAATCACATCATCTGCTTCTATGTTTTCAGCAGTAGTAATAGTTAAAGGTAATAGTTCTAAATACTCGATTACTCTATTTAATTGAGCAATCATCATTTTATGTTCATCTGCACGAGTTAAAGATATTCCATCTGTTCTATTCAACCGAAGAGACATCTTTCTTCCTGCCTTATACTCTGGAAATATTTTTCTACGGCGGTTAGACCCACCTTTACCATCAAATACTATGATAGTTCTTGTGGGTCTTACCATATTAATAGCGAATCCAATTGACCTTAAAAAACCTACTATTCCACCAATGTGAACCCCATCCTCATTAGTAGTAGGTACTGCGGTAAACACTCTAATAAAAGTGTTTAAACCATCAATCAATAAAACCGAGTCATTTGGTTCTCCACCATCAACCTTTCCGCCAGATTTTTTTATTTCTTCGAGTATAGATAAGTGTTTTTGATTAATCACCTAAGACCTCATCTGTGAACTCTACATCATCAATACCAAGTTTTTCTTTGTATTTTAATATAACCTTATCACAAATGATACCATAGACATAGTCTTTCAACTCATCATCTTTGGTAATTAACTCTTCCCAATCCTTAGATAAAAACTTATGGTCTTTACCATTTTGGTCTGTAAGAGTGTACCACGCACCAGCTGATTTAATCAACTTATGTTCTTTTAGAACAGTCAACCAAGCTCCGTAGTTATCAATACCCCTATCAAAGTACATATGATAATCTGTATGTCTTAAAGGTGGCCCAAGTCTGTTTTTCACAATCTGTGCTCTACACTTCATACCTAATACATTTTTTGCTGTATCTTTAATTTGTCCCATGTTCTTCAACCTAATTCTTGTTGAAGCGTGGAATGGTAATGCTTTCCCACCACTTGTTGTCCAAGGGTCTCCGAACATTACTCCGAGTTTTTGTCTTAATTGATTAGTAAACACAAGTGCCACTCGTTGTCTACCAACCATTTGAGTAATCTTTCTCAATGCTTTTGATATAATGATTGCTTTTGCAGTTGCCCAACCATCTTTATCAAAATCTGCTTCCAACTCTACTTTCGTAGTAGCTGCAGCGAGTGAATCAACCATAATAGTTACTAATCTATCTTTATCTGATTCCCTAACTTTAGTTATAATTTCTACAATCGCTTCAAATATATCTTCTACTGTCTCTAAGTGTAGATATAACATCTTACCCATATCAATTCCAATCACTTCCATAAACTCTTGAGAAACTGAAGTTTCAGTATCTATATAAACTGCAACCCCACCTTTCTTTTGAGTTTCTGCTAAGATGTGTGCACCAAGTAGAGATTTTCCACTTGATTCTAATCCATTGATTTCTGTAATTCTTCCAACTGCAATTCCACCATTTGGTCTATTTGATATAGCCAAATCTAACATAGAACTACCTGTTGAGATAAAATCTGTGATATCCGTAGGTGTATTATCTGTACCATCCAGAAAGTATGCTACTTTATTATCTTTAAATTTCTTATTTAAACTGTCGGCCAAAGTATCGGCCAATACATCGTGTACTGATGACATTCATTTCTCCTTATCAAATTGTTAATGTGTAGTTAGGGAATACAATAACACCCATCTCTACTTTTGTTGTATGTTGCCACACATTAACGGGGGTTTTTATTTACGAGTTAAATAACTCATCAAAAGCATCACCAGTATTACTTACCTTAGATTTGTCAAGTTCAGCTACATTTCCTCCAACGGCTTTTGCTGTTGTTGATACTTCTGAATCTTCTTCAGTTGCATCACCATCAGGGTTTAACCATGTATTTAGTATATCTGTCATATCATCGTATGATAACTCTTGATAGATTTCTGTAATGTCCTGTTGTTTCTTTACTTTTTCAAGTATATCAGGCTCATCAGAAATCGGTGATTGATTAGGTTTGACGCGAATGTTAGTTTTTGGATAACTTGCTCCACTCTCCTCAGCTGAGATAAACTCTACCGAAATATCACGACCATTAATTGGGTCTGTAATATCACCATAATCAGGGTCTGCGATTACTGAAAGAAGTTCTTGATAAACTGTCTTTCCAAATCCCCAAAACTTCACACCTTGCGATTCTTCACCACGAACTATAACTGGAGCAAAAGTTCTCATCTTTGCTTCAAGTTTACGTGATAACTGATAATCTTCCTTATTGCCACTTGCTTTTAGTTTTTGAGCAAACTCTTCAATAGGGTCTGGTCTACCAAAAGAAATTGGTGATAAATAAGAGCGATTGCTCAGATTGTAGTGAAAAAACAATTCAATAAAAGGATTATCTTTATTGAATGAGTAAGGTACGATACGAATTTGAGTTTTACCTGGTTGTGGTTTCCAAAGACTGGAAGTCCGATTGTTAGTTGTTTGTAACTGCCCGAGGCGTTTTTTTATTGCGTTTAAATCCATTTCATATTCTCCATTTGTTTATGTTTATTTTTCATTTGTCAATCAAGTGTAACCTTGATACAATAATATATATCAACTAAATTTGCTAAAATGTAATATAGTTTAAGTTTTTTATAAAAAAAAAAGGTTCATTTCGTTTTTAAGTCTATCATAAGTGGAAACTAAAAATCGGTGAGAACCTTTTTTTATAAGTTGGAAATTTTAGGGAATGTAGGATTTGCATACCTACAACTTTCTGCTCAGATTTTATTGCCCTTGTACCTAACACCCATCAGTTACGATGATTCTCCTCAAGATGGTTAATCTCATTGGAGTGAGTACAATCTCTGTGTCAGTGCCTTATCTCTCTGAGTTTAGATTGATTCAGCCACAAGTTGGGATTTCAGTTTTACCCTTACCCAAAACAAGGTCTAAAGAATTGCTTCTTTATGTTTTCAGAAAGTACATTAGATGATTGATGTCTCAACTACTTAACCATTCGGCTTTGTAGATTCACCACGAACTCATCTTGGATTACCTTATGGGCTTCTAAAGTCTACCCATTATTCGGTCAATTCCATACGAAGTTAATTACTCCTCGTACTTTTCAAAAATCCAATTTGTCAAAAAACTATGTATCTCATTTGATACATTAATATATATGTATATAAATTCCCAAAATACATTTTATTTTAAAAAAAAACGTAAATAACTGAAAAAAACTTGATATTTATATATAGTTAACCGATTATGAGTTAATTCAAACGCGTTGTTTTGGAGTGTATTGTTTTAATACACCCGTACTATATCATAATGATACACTTGTGTAACTATTTGTTCCAATCCTTCACATTTACTACCTGGTGTATTTTAGTAGGTATTATATTCAAACCTGTTTCGTTGGTTAGTAGTAAAGTATTTTGATATTCACTCCAATCAACATTAAAGCTCTTATCTAAGATTCCTTTATTCTTTGCTCTGATAACTTCATTCAAAGCGTTAATAGTATATAGAGTATTACTCTGTTTCTTTCTATGTAGTGAAATAGTGTTCTCTATGTTCTCCTCGTAATTATCAATAAACTCGACATTATAGGTACAAATTAATTGGGTTTCTTCCTTCATATTCTGAAAAATGTATATTTTATCATAAAGTATATCGTTACACTCTATAATAACATCAAGTGTTTCTGGCAATCGAGATAAGCGGGTAAATGTACATAATAATTGAGTTCTCATATTATTTCCTAAATGCTCCTAATAAACCAGACCAATCGTTTGAAACTAATTTATAATCTGATTTAACTCCGGGTACTCCATCCATTTGTCCATCCGCAAATCGAATCGTTATGATAACAGTCCCAATACCACCAACGTCTTGTGTACCAACATCTAATAAAAATTGATATCCAGATTTTGATTCTTTTAATTCATAATCAGCAATAAATTCTTCAGGTCCCATTTTTTTATTATAAAGTTTTTCACTTGGGATAAACCAAAATGTATCACCACCCTTAGCAGCATAAAATAAACTTGTTTCCCCAACACTTAATTGTTTTTTAAATAAATTATGTAAACCTAATCGTATTGAATTTTCTTTACCTGATAAGTACGTTTCGAAAATATTCTTGAAATGTTTTGTCCGTTTGACATTCCAAACTTTCCATTGTGGATGATTCTTCTCTTGCATTTTTCTACAAAAATATTTGAACTTTTTTGTTTTAGTAGCATATTTCATTTTAGGTAAACCAACTGCCTCTGTTAATATATTCAATTCTTCTTCTGTTAATATTTCTTTTTGATATTCATCCCAAGTGTTTTTAATATGATTCTTAAAAATCGTTTTTGCTTTTGAATCTTTTGTTTTTGAATTAAATAATTTTGTAACTAAAACTTTCCAATCTTTTGTCATCGCATCAAAATCTGATTTATATGTTGTTATAAAATCCTTTCCTTTTAATTCTTTTAGTCCCAATGCTTTTGTAAAAGTACCCAGAGTTAAATTCTTTAATTGTCCAACCCCCTTCTTTAAAGATATACCAACATCACCATAACCACTAAATGTACCAGCAATATCTGCAGCTCCATACTTAGAACCATCGTTTGTTGGGCCGGTCCACATCATATTCGTACCCTTACCTAATTCTTTTACAATTCTCGAAGATAGTTTTTTTGCATCGGATACGAGGTCTCCCTTTGGAATTGAAGCTTTTAATAAAAATTTTTCCCATACTGCACCTGCAGGTGGGACTTCAGTTAATCCAGAATTTACTGCTTTTATTTTTTTATTCTTAAAAAACTTTGCAACTTCTGCACCATCTTTGAATGAACTACTACCACCAGCAACTAATATACCAGTCATTACTTCGTGATAAAATGTAGTTGCACCTGTACTACCTTCTACAATAATTTGTGATGGTGTTGTGAGATTTTTTATAAGTCTAACTCTCTCATTAATTGGCCAATTGTATTCTTTCAACACATCAAACAATTTAATCAAGTGTTGTTCATTAGTTAAATCGGGTGTACCATCCTTAACTCTGTAACTCAACTCATTTAATATTTTATCAAAATCTGTTATCATTAAAATCTCTTTGTTATATCCTTCATACTATGATAGTTATCACCCATAGATACTTTTGTTGGATATTTCCCATTTTGTTCTAATACTTCTTTTACTTTTTTTAAGTATCCCAAACCATCTCCTTTTACATCAAAATCAAATAAAAAGGCATCGTAATTATATAATACTAACCTACTACTATAATCTCCATTTTCTATAATGGGAATTAATTCTTTTACGATACGAATATTATTTTCAGTCTCCGATAATTGTATCATATAATTGAACAATTTATTCGGATTCATATCGTGCAAGTTCACCTTAACTATTTCTCTATTATAAATATCAGATTGAATACTTTTCGATGATTTCCATGTACTCCACAACCCATTTATAAACTCATCAACCCTACCAAAAAACGGGTTTTGTTTCATTTCGGTAGTTATACCACCATATAAATACTTAAATGTTAATTGTTTTCCCTCATCATAACCTAATCCATATGTTTTTGCTAGGTGATTATGTGCAGAACCTTTAGGGAATTTATAATCAATCATATCACCTATTAATCGTGGGTGATACGCATCAAAATCAAACTCTACCAATACCCCATGTTTATGTCTACTGATAAATTGTTTTCTACTACCATCCTTTTTATTTAATGCTGCAAAATTCATTCCACCAAACCTATTACTTGGTCTACCCGTTAAAGTGTATGGATTATATTCTGAATAAACCATTTTATCATCTGTAGTGTATAATCCATTCTTTTCTATTTCATATAAAACTTCCAAGATAGTTTGGTCATATTCCTTTTCAAAATTCACCATCAATTCTTTTGATACCTTTTCAAAATACTCAGCATGCTTTACCAACGGAATTATATCATTAACATTTTCTTTATCGTAATGTAATCTATAATTGTGGTGATGTGCAGTTGTTAAATGTTTATCAAAATCATATGGTTGATTTGTTTTCATATAATGACACCAATTCAAATCATAAACTTCATTAGAAGTTATCATAGAAATGTGCTTATGGGATTTTAAATCAGATACAAGCATTGGTGTATCTATATTCAGATATTGTATATCTTCCGAAAATTTTTCATTATGATGAACTGGTACTATAAATTCTCTTGTCATAGTACGAATATAATAACAAGACACTCGATTGTCAAGTGGATGTTTATTTACATCTGAAAACATTTGTAGATATACAAATGGTTCTTTCTGTAATCTTTTAGATAAAGTTTCCCAACTATCTTGTGTATTTACTATAACCATTAATTTAATTTATTCTTCACATACATAACTATCTGTTCAGCAACTCTTATCTCAGTATATTTTTCCATTCCGAAGAATCCAGGTGATGAATTAATCTCACATATTTTGTATCCATCATTATCATATAATAAATCTACACCACCTATATCTAAATTTAATAATTTTGTAGATTCTAATGCTAAATATTCCATTTGTTCATCCAATTCTACTGGTTTTGCTTCTCCACCACGTGTGATGTTTGCTCTGAAATCTCCATCGGATGATTCCCGTTTCATTGCTCCAATAACTTTACCCCCCACTACGATAATTCTTAAATCTCTACCAAACGAATCACTAACAAATTCTTGTAATATAATATTAAACCTATCATTAAATTGTTCCATCATCTCTACTAATTGTTCGAAATTTGATTTTTTTTCTGAAAGATAAACACCCTTTCCATGTGTTCCACTTAATGATTTTACCACTATGGGGAATCCAATATTCCTCTCCACATAACTTGAATCAATTGGATTTTTAACCAACATAGTTTTTGGATGTGGTATATTATTCTGTGAAAGTATTTGCATTGTGTAGAGTTTATCCTTTACATTATCAATTGCATCTGAACTATTAATAAACAACACCCCCATACGTTCTAAGTGTCTGAATACTGCCTTCTGATAATATGTAGTGGATGAACCTACTCTTGGAATTACAAAATCAGGTATTGTAGTGTGTTCATTTTCAACTAACACCGACCTTTTATTCTCTTTACTTATAAAGATATCAACATGATTTGGGTGTATTGCAAAACATTCTATACCCTCTTTTGCAAAACATTCTATTAATCTTTTAGTTTCATACGATGGGTTATCTTGTGTAGTAAATATCCAACCTTTCATTACTTATTCCAGTAGTTTTCACTCCACAACTTAGTAGTTTCGGGAAATGTTTCCATCATTATCTCTTTTAATGCAATAGCATATTCCCGTATCTCCCATTGTGAAGTAGATTCATCTCGTAATTCTATAAAGTTCATAACACTTTGGAAAGATGCAGTCCAATAAACTAATGTGTATTGTGATAGTGGTAATACAATTCTAGCTTGTTCTTTTGCCATTCCCATATTAACAAATCCCTCATACACTTCTATCATTTTTCTCATCAAATCCCCATATTCAAGTAATGCTCTATTAGATTGAAAATCTGTTAATTCCCCATCACTTGCTTGTTTATTATCATCTGATTGTTTTCTCCACTTATCAGGATAATAAAAATCTTTTACTGGCATATATCTACCACTAATTTCGTTCCAAGCATGGTCTTTGGTAACACTTGATGATGTGGTTTCAATCCCCACAACGTGTTTGTATGCTTGTCTCATAACAAATTCTGGTGCTTTAATAATAACTTGAATGTGTTGGTGTCTAAATGGTGAAAAGTGTTTATGTTTAATTAGAAACTTGGATAGTTTTCTATCCTTATCTGTAAACTTATCACTCTTTTGACCAAAGGAAACTCTTGCAGCATTTACTGGAGTTAAATCATTACCAAGAGAATCAACTAATTCTATATAACCTTTATCTAATACATCAATTTTCATTAAGCCTCACCACAATCTTTTATCTTCTTAATTAGCTTTTCCAAACCTTGAAACTTCATAGATTCTTTATGTAGTTTTTTAGTCTCAGGTTTCTTTAAAAACTTTATTAATTTTTTCACTATGCACTTCCTTTTAATTTAATCATTTCTATTAATTCATCACTTCTTTCTTTTTTATATTTTTCACGAATCTTTGTTGCAGATATCTCACCTATTTCTGTAGGTGGTGTGTGTTCTATAATATCATAACCCACTCCTCTACCATAATTGACTGATTCTATATCAGGTACTATCATAAGTTTAACTTGTTTAACTCTAATGTAATCTGATAACTCTCTGGATAACATATCAAATACTTCCTCACAAGTAAATGGATTGTTTTTGTCTGGCATCATATCTCGAATACAAATCAAAACATTCTTACCCTCTTTCAATCGTTGTTCTATTAACCATTGATGTCCTTTATGCCAAGGTTGCCATCTGCCGATAAACATCGAATATTTCATCTACACACTCCTTTATTGATTTGTCTGCATTTATATCTGTAAAGTTTGTTAGTGGTGGTTCGTAATCATCCACCCAATATTGTTCTTTTTCTGTTGGTCGGGTTGAGTGTATATAAAACTCTGAAACATTCCTTGACCTCTTTAGTTCCTGCCTCATATCTCTATAAGGTGAAACTAATGACACCAATACAATGTAACCTATATTGTCTAAAACCTTTGCCATATCAATAGCAAACTGAACATTCTTTCGTCTACCATCTTCGGAATAATCTTTATTGTTTAAGATATCACGAAGGTTATCCCCATCAATATGCACCACTTTGTGTTTCCAAAATGACAACTTGTGTTTTAACTCTGTACATAATGTAGTCTTACCAGAACCTGGTTGGCCTGTGAACCATAGAATCATAACATAACCTTTAATTAATAATATATATCAGTTTAAAACCCCAAATAAACTTTTAATTTGGCGATTTTATACTCCAGTAGATTTCTTTGCCGTTTCAAACTTTTGAGAATTTTGTTTTACTTGTAATACACTTGCAGATGATGAATTATCAAATGTAGAATTTATCTCTACAACTTTCGGGTCTGTATATGAACCAGCTTTTTTTGCTGCTTTAATTAATGAATCCATATCCACTCGTAACATTCCACTTAGTTTTGTATCCCAACCTGATGGTGATAGTGTATGGTCAACTGAATTAACTTGAAATAAACCATAATCTCTATATCTCTTTGGTAAGTAATCTACTGCGAATAAATCATACATACTTATTCCACCAATACCTGGAATAGTGAAGCTAATATTTAATGGTGTTAGTGGGTCTATAGCTGCTTGTGCTTCCGAAGATTTATTCATCATCCACAACATACCCCGTTCAAAACTTCCCAACATTTCTCCATCTGCGGTGTAAATTAATACTTCTTCCCTTTGAGATGGATTATCATCACCAAACCAATTATTTGCACTTTCGAATTTTTCAATCTCACCCTCAGTTTTTAAGCTCATCTCTGCGGACTTTCCAACTTCTATATCAGTATCTAATCCCTCTAATTTATTTTGTTCTCCCACATTTGAAAGAACTAAATCAGAATTTGGGTCATTTGGGTCTTTTCTAGTCATTCTCTGCGGGCCAGTGTTGTTACTTGGGTTACCAAGATATGGAAACCAAACCTCATCAAGTATGTAATCCTTACTATCTTCTTGGGATTGTACATTTGCAGTTTTATCTGCCATAGTTTGATTTTGCATTGATGCTAATGCAGTAACTCCTATATCTTCTGGTTTGCCACTTCCACCTTCACCTTGTGTACCAAAATTTTTATTACTATGAAACATTGCCTGTGTAGCCATTTGAGAACTCAACTTAACCTCTAAAGAGAAATCTTTAAACATTGAACGATTACTATATAATGGAAATTCAAAAACGTGATTTGGGTCATCAAATGTAGACCGTTTACCATCCATCTTAGGGTTAATATCTTTAATTCTATTTTCTGTAGCATAATTATCAATAACCCCTATCCTACCATTGTGTCCAGCATCTTGTACTACTCTAAAATCCCAAAATGAACCATATTGTGCATTAACTGCATTCCAAAAATTATTTAAACCATCTTCTAAACTTCTAATACCACTAAATTGTTGTGCAATAAAATCTGCACTAAATACTATATTTCTTATACTACCCCACTCCGAACCATCAATTTTGAATGGTAAAAATAAACTATTTATATCATCAAATGTTTTGCCCAAAGTTACATACTTTTCAGCAATTTTAGATTCAAATACCTTATTTGCATTCGCTCCGGCTTCTTTTATTGTTCGTATCCCAATATATTTACCTGGAAATTGTATGTGTGGATTCATCGTATATAAATGAAAACTATCCCTACATGGATTATCGCCAGTTATCTTTTCTGAATCAACTATCTCACCTAAACTATCTACTGAAATTGCATACTTCGTACCCATACTTCTAATTTGTGTAGTCAATTCACTACCAGGGTCGGTGGAATCTGCTGCACCATATTTTTTAGTAACCATACCAAAGAATGTATTTAGAATCTCATCTTCAAACCAGCCATAACTACAATATCCCTTATTATTATCTTCTTGAAAATAAACTCCAGCAGCACCACTTTCAAATTCTAATTTGAGTCTTTCATTAAAAGATTTCATATAGGTTTCAAAATTTACTTGTGATTTCTGAAAAGCTTCTTCTATAGTTTTAGTATTTTTATTTCTTACCACTTCTGGTACAGGATTATCCGCGGGGTCTACGGGCCCTTTGAATAGTGTATTCCCCATTGAAGTTAATTCTGTAGTACAATCAAATTCTCCGTTAACTCCTATGTTATAACTAAAACTTTTTATAACACCCATAGCTGCATAATAATCACCACCACTTGATATAATTTTTTCTTGTATCGAATTGTAGTATTGTAGTAAATCTTCAGGTTTTTCTGGCTTAGTTAATGTTTTAGTTTCGGGTGTTGACCAACCAAACTCTACTAAGACAGTTCTTCCATGTTTTAAAAATGCTTTTTCATATACCTCAAAATCATTTATGTCCCATAATTTCCAATTGATACTTACATTTTGTATCGAATGGTTTTTAAAACTTGTGGATATACCAATAACTCCTGTATGCGGTCTTAATATAGATGTTGGTTTATTGTTTAATAAATTAGTTTTTGAAGCAAGTGGTTGATTTAATGGTTGGCCATCTTTGAATGCACTTGATAACCGCATTGGTTTATGTCCAAGTTTTTCTAATGGATATACATACTGACCCTCAAATTCACCAGATGCGTGTTTTTTATACTCTGGAACTGCAGCTGTAACTCTAACCCAACAAGATTTTGTCATCATTTCGGATACACTATTTGATTGTTGTTCTTCTTGTAATCCTAATGGACTCATATTACCACTTCGTGAAAGTGCATTCATTCGCTTATATAAGGTTTTTTGTATATTTGGTGGAATATTGTTAAATTGAAACATTTTAATCCACTCTATTGTTCAATCGTTCTAACTCCGATATTATTTCACCAAGGTCCATAGGTATGATTATTTTTTCACCTACTTTAAACTTAATATTACCCTTAAAACCCTCATTTGCTTTTGCTATAATCCACCATAAAGATTGGTCATCATAAAATCTATTTGCCAGTGAACCATAAGAATCGCCAAATCTTGTATAATAGGTTATATCACTATCTTTTGATGTTATCTTTGGATAAAGAGTAGTGGATTTATATCGTACACCCTCTACCTTATCTTTCCTAACTCGTGTAAATTTATATCTATTCATTAGTTAAGTCCATCTGACCAGCCGGTTTTTTTGCCTTTTCTGGTTGGAACTCTACCAAGGCTTGTTGGGTCTTGGTCACCAAATGTCTGATATTTACCATCCCCATGACCACTATCCTCTAACCAAGGCACTTCATAATGTTTACTCAAGGTTGTAGGTAAGTATTTACCAATGTAAACGAAATTAACACTAACATTAAAAAACATAGGAATTTGAAATCCCTCATCAAGTTCCCAAGTAGCATTCTCTTCCATAGTGATTGTAATATTATCAAAGTAACCAGGTGTATTGTTGAATAAATCACCAATAGTTAAATAAATATAAGGTGATACTGGTCTACCCTCACCATCTCCATCAAACATTGGTTTAAATGATGGATATCCCAATCCCATTAGATAATTCATCTTCTCTTGAATGATTGGTATTTCTTGTTTGGTAAATGCTGCTACTTTAAAATCAAATCCAACACTACGATTAGTACCTGTATAGATATGTACACTATCAGGTCTACCGATATATCTTTCTGTAGAATATTCTGGAGTGACAGTATCTGTTATTGAACCAAGATGAGCAGGAAAGATTAACCACTTTCCATTCACCGCATCTCTAATTCTAAACTTTATAAAATCTTTAGGTAGTTTATTCCCCTTAGTACCTGATGCATAACTTAACTTTCCGTATTGCCCGCCATATGGAACTTGTAGGGTATTGCTTGTACCCACTTCATAAATATCTGTACCTTTTTTTATTTTACCAGTCCCCAAATTAAATTCTTTAGCATCTACTCCTCCACCCAACCCATCTTCACCAAACCCAAATGCTGCTGCGATATTTTGTCCAATTCCTGCTAACCCATCTCCCTTTACATTAGAAACATTTGTTGCATCAATAGTTTCACTATTCTCTACTTCATCTTGATATCTTGGTGGTGTACCTAAAGGATTAAGAAATGTTTTGTTATGTCTTTCTGCGTGTACTAATGGTGCGACAGATAACATTTGTCTTAGTGGATTATATTTTCTCGTTTCTTTTCTTGGGTTTTGATTTTGTAATAATGCTTGTTTTAATCCAAAGATAACACCTCTTGGTGATGCTGCAAACTTTGCTATTCTAATAACATCTTCTACAGTTCTTTGTACTTGTAATGGTAAATCAATTGCCCATATTCCTGTATGAGCATAACTATCACCTATATCTCGTATAATAAATGGTTCATCAAATCCTAAACCATCTCCTCGTAATGAATTATTACCACCGAGTTTTTTATATTGTGCATCAATCTCACTACCCCTATCTCCCAACTCAGGTATAGGTGGTGTTATTGTGGTATCACCTGCTGGCAAATTACTCTGATTGGAATCGTGTTTCTGTGATTTATCCCAGTCGAAACTTGTTAGTTTATCTGTTTTTAGTTTTTCAAATAGTCCCATTACTACTCCTGAGTTAACCTTGCGATTTCGTCTACACTCTTACCAGTATTCTTAGAAACTTCCATCATTATTGCTGCTAATTCTGCCATCTCCATACTTCTCTTATCTGAGTCACCTGATTCTGCTTTCGCTTTTAAGAATGCTTCCAATGTACCTTGAGCCATTGCTTGCTGTACCATTTGTTTTTGTTTTGCATCTAAATCACCAAATTCTTTACTTACCATTCCACCCATAGCAGAATCACGAGTAGTTCCAGGTGTTGTACTTACACCACCCTTAGCTTGGACAGTTCCGGTTAATTCAGGTTTCTCACCTAATAATTTTCCAACCATTGGGATAGAGTAAATTAAATCAATAACTCCTTGCATCACACTTTTAAATATACTTACAATTCCATCTCTAAAATCTCTAAATACATTTGCAACGACTGTACCCATATTTTCCCATCCGAAGAATTCACCAATATTATTTAGAATACCCTCACCTAACCCAAGTATCATATCGGTCAGAAATACATATAGCGTGGTCATTGCAAGTCTTAGTCCAACCAGTAATTTTAAAAATATTTCAGGTAAAGCTTTAACTAATGCTACTAATGTAGTTGCTAATGCCTGTCCTAACTTGGTTGCGAAAGTTCCCTCTCCACCAAATATCTCACCAACTTGTTTCATTATTGATGAACCTAAATTAGCAAGTGCTGAACCTAAACCAGATTCACCAAATGCTGCTTGGAATATATTCTTGTAGTAATCTACTAAACCAGTACCCATATCAGTTACAAAACTACTAAACCCATCTAATGCAGTAATTAATTGTTCCATCAACTCATTCATTCTCTCTTGTGGAGTCGATTTTGGTGGTGCTAACGATATCTTACCACTTGAAAGTTTATTCATCTCCTCTACGGATACCCCAATAGAATCTGCCAATGCTCTTCTCTGCAGAACATTCAATTTACCAAGTTCTGCTTGTCCACCTAATTGTTTTACAACATCTGCAGTTGCTCCTGCAACATCTCCACTTAATGCAAGTTCACGAGCTTTATTATAATTTAATTGCTTCCCAATCATCATTGAAGCTTCCATTTCTTTTTCAATACTTGATTCAAAATCTAATAATGAATTAGCAATCTTTGCGGTAGTACCTAAGTTAACTCCAAGTTTCTTTGCTTGTACTGCGGCTTTGGCTATATTCTTTCCACCATCTGCTCCAAACTCTGCAAACATCTCTGTATTTGCAGCGATATCTTTCATCACTGCTCCAGGTGCTACATTATTTGCAACTGCAAGTTCTGAAGTGAGTTTAACCATATTAACCCCAGCTTCAAAACTACCACCACTTATATCCATGAATGATTTAACTAATACAGCAGAATCTTCAGTAGCAATACCTAATGTTTTTTCCATTCTACCAAGTGATTTTATATTCTTAGAAGTTACTTGGTCTAAATTACCGAATTCGTCAGTTAACTGACTAGCAATCTGATTAACATCATAACCCATTACCATTGCTTCTAAACGAGCACCTTGTAATTGTTTATTTAACATTGTTGCCTGCCCGACACTTGCTCCTAATCCATCTCGTAATGCAAATGAATCGGATATAAATTTTTTCATTAACGCAAGAATACCAATAATAACAGCAGCAAGTAAGAAGATTGGATTTGCCAACAACACTTTTGTAAACATTTTAGCACTTTTAATCATACCTTTCATCTTAGTACCCATTGATGTAAACTTACCTATGGTGGCATCGCGTAATGAGTTTTCAGCCTGTAAATAATCTTGTTGTTCTTGTAAAACATCAACTTGAGCATCCATATCACCCAAAACTTGGTTTATAGCTTTTTTAGAAGCTGCATCTGCGTTAACCGATTTCTTTTTAATATCTACTATTGAGCTTTGTAATGCAGCTAAATCTGCTCCTGCTAATACTTCCTCATCGGTAATATCTAAGATACCTTGTCTTAATCCTAATAATCCCTTTGCTGCTTCTTGTTGAATATTAAGTTGTCTTGAAGTTTTCTCAACATCCTTACCACCTTTCTTCATAGTAGTAGCATTTAACTTTGCCATAACATTAGCTTCTGCTAAAATTGTGGCTCTATTTTGTGTTGCTTTGGTTATTCCAGTTGAGAGGTCTAATTGGTCTTTTAACCCTTTGTAATATTTATCGGATTCTTTATTAGCATGTGCAATCCCATCCACTCTACCATTAGCTAATACTAATAGTTTTGCTGCTCTTTTTTCTGCGGCTTTATCACCCTTTTCTTGAGCGGCGTAAAGCTCATCTTGAAGTACCTTTAATTTTTCGGTTTCTCTTGAGAGTTTATCTACTTGTTTAGGACTTAAACCAGCCATAAATTACATTACCAATTCTTACTATGTTTTAGTATATCTTGAGTATTTTTTGCAATTTTAGCTCTATACTTTTTAGCTATCTTCCTCATCTTTGGGTCTGTTACATTGATGATGGCTTGATTTTTTTTCTTTCTTTCTTTATTAACCATACCAATAAGTTTATCTACGATATTATCGATGATACCCTCAACAAATTGGTGCTTGTTTACTATTTTAGACATTATATATCTCCTGAAATGTAGTTATTCGTAACTATAAATAAATATTAGGAAATGAAGTTTTATCTTCTTTTCTTGGCGGTTTTCATTGCCTCTTGTTCAGCCTTCTTGGCTTCAGATAAAGAATTTAAATAAAATCTTCTTAAATATACTGGTAGTTTATAGACTTCTGATTGAGTCCATCCACCCTGACCATAATAACACAATGAAAATATTTCATCGTGTACAACTTTCTTATACTCGGGCTTCAGGCCAAAAAAATGTAACCCCGATTGGTATTGTGACCATGTGGGGCTCTCCTATTTCTGAAGTTATTTCTACCTCAAAATTTATATCGGGAGAAAGTTCTTTGATGTGTGCTCTAAACTCTCGTGAATCTATTGATAAAAATTTATTATCAACAAAATCATCAATAACTTTTTTATCATCAACACCATCTATTGAAATAATTTGTTTCTTTAATCTTGTAGTAAGTTCTTTAGAAACCCCAGTTACTTTAGTAATTTTTTCTAATGCTTTTAAAGTATTTCCAACTTCAAGTTCATCCTTGTGGGTAACCAATCTAAATTCTAATACTACCTTTGAATTTGGTAGTGTGTATGAGAATAAATTCTTACCTGCAGAATATTTCTTTTCATCAAGTTTTAGAGTTTTTAGTGATGTTAAATCAATAGAATGTTCTACCTGATTTCCCGTATCGGGGTCCTTGAGTGTAATAGGATAGTCTTTACCATATCCAAGTACTCGTGTACCAACCATTAATGCATTCTTATCACCAATTAACATATCGTTTAATTTAACTTTTGGGTCTGCTATGACACTTTCTAAAAGTTTATCAATTACAGTCCCTCTCTCGATTAAATTTGATGATGTTAGAATATCTTCTTCTTTTGCAGTCATATACTTGACTTCTATTTTTCCACTACTTAACGGACTATCTTTTGAATATAGTAACCCCTTTGAAGGTAACGATAGTTCTTCAGTAGGGAAATCGTACTGATTATCAGCCATTATTATTTCTCCTATGAAATGTGTTTAAAACCATTATACTTATAACTATTATGTAACTTTCGAAAAAACGAATTTATTTTTTGAATACTTTTTCAGCTCCTGCGATTCCAAATGAACCTAAAGTAGTGAATAGAAAAGAATTGTAAACAACATCGTTAATTACTAAATCTTTACCCATTATACCTGTTACAACATCTGCACCTGCAAACATTACCATTATAGCAAAAGCACCGAACCCTATGATTGATTTTTCATTGAACTCATTATCATCTTTAAAGATATCTTTAAACGCCATTATGTTTTCCTTATAGTTATTAGAACGAGAGTACTGCGTAATCGTAACGTAGTGTTAACGATATATCAGCAACATCTGTTCCATTAGCAAAATCTAAATCATTGAAGTTTGCTGTTTGAATGAAAGCACCATGTAGTACCCATTCTTCAACCTTATCACCGACTGGTCCTAAAAGATTGAAACGAACTTCTTTTTTATAAAAGTCTGCATATCCATCACGACCTGTTACTGATTCGTGATGTAATCTTACCCATTCCATTACTGCTTGTGCTCCACTTGGAACGATTGGGTCATATAGAGTAATTTCTAATGGCTCCCAAGTACCTTTACCTTTAACATATCTTTTTACATTGATATGATTAAGTTCGATTTCTTCAAAAGTAATCTGTGGTCTATTAGCTGTCTTTACGAAATAAGATGGTATCCCATCAATATACATAATGAACCTATTCTTTGTTTTCGGTTCAAATGCTTTAAAAAAGATTTCATCTGTTGTTAATATGTCGGCCATTGCCTATCTCCATTTAAATTAGTGCTGTTTTTTTCTTCGATAATAAATATCAGGTTATTAAAAAATGTGTAATTTCTTATATCATTCTTTGAAGTTTTATTGAAGTTTTTTGAAAATAATCCTTGACTTGTATAGTATTTATGTCGTATATTTAGGTATAAGAAATGGGAGATAAATAATGAAGTGTGATAAATGTAAAAAAATCAAAGCTGTTATTAAGTATAATGGTGGGAACTATTGTACTTGGTATTGTGTGAAGAGTAAATGTCTTACTCCACCAAATATCGGTGGTGAAGCATTATATCTGAAATTGGGTAGAGATAAAGAGAACCATGATTTTGATATGGCTATGAATGGTATAGAAATTTATTAAAAAAAAATAAAAAAACACTTGACTTATATGGCGAAATGGCCTTATATTAGAGTATCAAATAAAGGAATTAAAATATGATTAAGATAAAACAACAAATTAGGGGATTAAATTCACTTTCAGAACTGAATGAATTATCTTCCTATATTAATGAGTGTAAGACTATGATAGGTAAAACTTCATTGTCTGTAGGTTCTAAGGTTTGGGTTGTTCAAAAGACAAAGAAAACTGAAGGCGTTGTCACTAAAATGAATACCAAGAAAGCTTTGGTTGATATGAATGGTAGGATTTATAGTGTACCATTTTCAATGTTAGAACTAATGTAATTATATTAGATTCGTGGGTTGCCGATATACTACGATAATTTGGAATCGGTATGGGTTATGTAGTGTTTCACGATATTAGAAACAACCCTTGTGAGTTAGGTGGTTAAACTCTCAAAATTTATTCATTGGACCTCCTAAAAAGAAAAACCCACAGTCATTTAAGATTGTGGGTTTTTCGTATAAGCGATTTTATAAGTTAAACTTACTCAGGAAATGCTGCACCTGTTGGTTGAATTACAAAGTCAAGTACAATGAACTCAGCAGTTCGTGTAGGTTGGATAAATATCTGTCCTACTAACTGGTTTCTATCAACAACATCTGGTGTGTTGTTAGAATCATCCATTACTACTTTAAATGCACTTAAACCACTATTTGATTGAACACTCGCTAAGAAAGGATTAACGATTCCTAAGAATCTATTTCTTGTTGCGGATGTGTTTTGTTCAAATACTAAGTATCTTGATGAAGAAGCAATGAACTTACGAAGTCTGATTAACAATCTTCGTACATTGATTCTATCAAGTGCACTTGGTTTACCTTGTAGTGTTTTCTGTCCGAAAACTACAACACCTTGACCTGGGAATGAAGCGATTGGATTCAAACGACCTTCATACAAATCATCTCGTTCTGTATGTGTTAGTCGTGTTTTTGCTTCCAATACTGAACTCAATCCACCTCTGTTTAAACCAGCAGGAGCGAACCATTCGTGTGCTACTGAGTCATTAAATGAAATGACACCTGGTAGGACAACTGATGGCGGAACCCACATTGGTTTATTCTTTACTGAATCAAGTATCTTGACCCAAGGATAATATACACCAGCATAATTCGAATCGATAGTTTTGATATCGTTTATCGCATTTGCTACACTTCTACCCCATCTTGAACCATCCATTACATAAAAAGCATCAGCGCGAGCTTCAATTTTCGATATAGCATGGTTTGAAACGGAATTGTGATATTCGTGTATAATACCAGGTGTTACCATTAAGTTAATATCAAACTCATCTGGGTTTGATACCGCATTAATTGCTCGTTTGTACGCGATTGAACCACTAGCAGTAGTACCACTACAATCTAAACCTTGTTGGTTTGTTGCAGAAATATCATTACCAGTTGCTTTCAATACAGTCGGGTCATCTCCATCGAATCCATGCTGAAAAGGAATTGTAAATTTTCTCTGAGCTTTCGCTGATAGAGCTAATGTAATTGCCTCTGCTGCTGTAGATTCTTGAGTATCTCCAATTGTTGTTGCATCCGCATGTCCTAACATATTCTCTAAACTGAACACTGCAT